GCCTGCTGTGAGGCTCACAGACGCGCTATTGCTCACGGACAGGGTGAGCGCATCAGCAGACGCCACAGCACCGGCCACAGCGGTCTGCACGAATGCCGTGGTTGCCAGTTGCGTGGTGTTTGTCGCAGCCGCAGCAGTGGGAGCAGTCGGCGTGCCAGTCAGCGCAGGAGAGGCAATCGGCGCCTTAGCATCGATCTGGCCCTGCACATCAGCCGAGACACCAGCAAGCCGGTTCAGCTCGGTGTGAGTGACCGTGACAGCGCCGGTGACGTTCGGAAATGACTGCTTCGCTGCGGTCTTGAAGGCGCGAATCTGGTCATCGCCTTCTGCGATGTCATCGCCATCACCAGGCAAGGCCAGGTTGAGAGCGCCGATATATTGGGCGGTATCGACTGCCATTTAGCGTTTCCTTGCGACCAGCGGGCCGCTGAATCTGTCGCGCATGTCGGTGCTGATGACTTGCTGAATCGCAGCCTCGCCGCGAGCACCAAACACCGAGGCTTGTTGTGCGTCCATCGAATAGGCCGCAGCCTCTGCCAGCGTGGCGAAGAGGTACGCATCAGGGGCCAGCGTGGCGAGCCAGTTGGTGCTGTTGGCCTCAAGGCCGGGGATGCTGGAGTAATAGACCCCAGCGATAGAGCCGGAGCCATCGAAGCGAATCGCGTCTTTGGTCACCGCAAACAGGCTGGGGGCGCCGTTTGGCGTGCCGCGTGCCGTCACGGATTCCAACGACTGCTGAGTGAGCGTCAGCCCCTCATAAGCGGTGGGCCACAGCACTTTGACCGCCAGGAATCCGGCAGGCTGCGCAATCTCTCCGTTTGCGTCGATGGTGCCGCTGAAGTCAGCCTCCATCTGGCGCACGCGAAGGTCGCGGTTGAACTTGGCTTCTGCCAGCTTGACGAAGGTGGGAATCTGCGCATCAAGGTCTGAGCGCTTGACCCATGCCTTCACATCGGCAAAAAGCTGTGCGTATGTGGTCACTTGAGCACCTTGGAGAAGGTCACAAAGGCCGGGTTCTGCTTGAGCCAGGAAATGCAGCGGGTCTTGTCAAAGCCGCCGTCTTGCCTGAAGAACTTGGACAGTTCAGCCATGGGGATGTAGCCCACATGGCGCATCTCGCCCCAGCGGTCGCCCTCCGTCATGGCCCGCGCCTCAGCAGCAGCAGTCAGGAACGGCTCGGCGTCGTAGGTCTTTTGTATGGCCACCTTGTTTTCAGTGCGGTGGACCTTTGTCACGATCCCCGTGATCGGGTCAACGTCAGTGATTACGAAGTTGGACATACAAAAAAGGGCACCCGAAGGTGCCCATTGAGAAGTTGAGAAGGATCAGGCAGTCAGGTCGGCGACCTTGCCTTGCGCGGTCTGCGAAGTGACCACGGCCAGCACTTCGGCCTTGACCATCTCCTTGTCGGTGTGGCCGGTCTTTGCCAGGGGCTCCGTTGCGAAGTCCTGGAAGTACGCGACACCGTAGTGCTCCGGATTCAGGATCAGGACCGTATTCGGAGAAGCAGTGGCCTGCACGTAGTTCGGGACGATGGTCAGCTCGCCGAAGTCGCTGACGTAGATGTCAGCGCCGCCGATGATGCGAGTCTGCTCGCCCTTGCCCTTGCCCACCTGGTAGCGCGAGGTCGCAATGCCGCTAAAGGCAGAGAAGCCGGACTTGTGCGAAGGCGTCAGGGACACGAACGAAGGCATTTCGCCCGAGTTCGTGTAGATGCCTTGCATGACGGTCTTGATCTGCGATTCTGCGAAGGCGCGTAGCGTGCCGCACACCACCGGAGCAGTGGTCGCAGCACCAGACGTGTGCGCAGTCGTGGAGCCGTTGGGAGTGCCGGTGCCGTGGGAGGCATTGGTGTAGACCATCGTGCCGATGCCTGCCGACTTGCGGGCGGTCGTGCTGTTGCCAGCGACTGCCGCGTTGTTCGAGATCAGCATGGCCTCGATGTCGCGCTTGAGTTCCGGAATCGCCTTGGTGGCAATCTGGTACTTCATCTCGTCCGAGCGGCCGGCGCTGTTGGACTTCTTCTGCGAAGAGGTCACCACAGCCACCTTGTCGAACAACTGGGCGTAGTTACCCACGCGATCAGTCGGGGTCAGGGCGGTGCCGGTGCGGTCGTCGCCTTCAATCACCGCGTTGTCCTTGTTTGGCGTGGCGAGGGAGTCGCGCTGCCATTCGTGGAACTTCGCGGTTGCCTTAAAGCGGCGGCCTGCGGACATGACCGGAGTCTTTTCCGGCGAGACCATGTAGATCTTGTCTTGCAGGTCTTCGCGGTTGCCTACGGAGTCGTAGGTGTCAAAGGTATTGGTTGGTTGAGCCATGATGGGCCCCTTTCAAATCAGAGAAAGTTGATGAGTTCCGTTGCTCGTCCGGTCTTCTTCAGACGGTCGGCAGCGGACTGGTTTTCACGTTTCGGAGCCGGGGCCTGGGGCTTCATCACCTTGGGCGCTTCGGCTACCTTCTTGAGTGCTTTGGGCGCGCTCTGCTGGACCTGCAACCCGATGCGGGCGAGGTTGATCAGCTTGAGCATTCGCGGGTCGGCCAGATCGGCGACCTCTTCAGCAGCGAAGCCGCAATGGCTCACTGCTTCCAGCAGCTCCTGATTGACTTTGGCGTTGAAGCCGGGAATTAACTCCGGCGCGGCTTTGAGCAACTCAGAGCGGCGGCGGTCCTTGTCCGCTTGCAACTTCTGACGCTCGGCAGCGCTCAACTGCTGAAGCTCGGCCTGGCCCTGCTGCATCGAGCGTTGAAGCTGCTGGTATTGCGCCTGCAACTTGATGGCTTGATGCGGGTCAGTCTCGGCGAGCGCGTTCCAGTCCACGGCTTCAATCTGTGCGATCTGCCGCTGGACAATGGATAGCTCCACCGCCTTCTGCTGTGTCACTGCTGCGATGTGCGCGAGTTCTTGCAGGGTCTTGGCAGTCTCTTTGACCTGCTTCGCTTCCTCTGCGTCTCGCTGCCGCTTTTGGGTGTAGTCCGCTTTCAGTTCGTCGGCCATCTTCTTGAGGCCATCGGCAACATCGGGGGCGTTCCCGGAGGGAGTTCCCATTTCTTGCCGTCGAACTCCACCACCAGCGGGGCGGGGTTCTCGTCTTCTGATGCTTCGTCCTGTTGCTGTTCGTCAGCGCTTCTGTCTTGGCCTTCGTCTTGCGCTTCGACCTCGCCGACTTCGTCGGTGGCTTCCACGGCAGGGCTATCGTCCAGAGCTTCAAGCAGCGATGACACTTCCGGATTCGGATCGGTGTCCATACATTCCCAATCAACAAAAATGGCGCCTAGTTAGGGCGCAAAAAAGCCCGCACATGGCGGGCTCTACCTATCCCCAGAACGGGGAATTCAGGCGGCTTTGAAGAGGCGGCGCAGTCGGCTCTGTTCCTCAAAGCGTTTGAGTTGTTCTGAAGCCAGCTTGCCCGTCTGGACATAGCCAGTCAGCACAGCGCGGAACTTCTTGGAAGTCTTGTAGAGCTGCCACAGGGCTTCTTTGCCCTCGGCGTCACGCGCTGGGCACTTCTCCCACTGCGCGACGACTTCAGCCTCGATGGCGCTCAGAGCCTCTTGCAGAAGCTCGCTGTCCAGCAGCATCTGCGCCTCTTGGCCTCGGGTCTGCTCTTCAATCGGCGTCATCTTCTGCCTCTTGTTGTGCGCGGAAGTCCTCACGCGCTGCGTTCATCTGGCGCTCTTGCATGCCATCCTCGTGCCGCTTCATCGCCACGGAGGCGTCGATGCGCTTCATCATGATTTGCGTCTCACGATCAAAGGCTGCTTTCCACTGCTGGAATGCGATGTCCTTGTCCTTGAGTTGCGCCTCAAAGCTCTTTCGAATCTGCTCGAGCTGGGCTTCTTGCTGAAGCTCCATCTGCTTCTGACGCGCTTCCCATTCCTGGCGGTTCTGGTCCACCGTCATCTGAGCCTGTTGCTCGGCCTGGAAGCGATACGCATCGTCCTGGCGCTTGGCTGCTGCCTCTTGCTGCTGGGCCTGCACCTTCGCCATTTCAAGCTGCATCTTCGGGTCAGGCTGAGGCTGCGGCGGCGGCATCTGGCTTGGGTCAGTCCAAAACTCTGTCGGGTTCTTGAAGCCCGCGTTCTCTGCAATCCGCGCCTGTGTGGCGTAGATGTTGGCCTCAGTCACCACGCGGCCACCCAGCGGGCTCTGAAGCAGTGCAAACTGAGCCTGTGCGATCTGCTGCAAGTAAGCCGCCTGGGCCATCTTGTCGCCCGTGCCGATGCCGACATTGATGCTCATGTCGTAGCCATCGCGCCACTCTTGCGGGTCGTACTGCACGAAGTTGTTGCTGAGGCGGAAGCTCAGCTTCTCCATGCAGTAATCCGTCAGCGTCTTGAAGATGCCACGGAACATCGGGGCCACCAGAGCCTCGGCCATGATGCGAGCCATCAGCTTCATGCGCTTCTGGCTGGCGTCCATGATCTTCTGCACGCCGGTCGCAGTCTGGTTCAGGCTTTCACCGTCCAAGCCCTGCGAGTAGCGCGTGTAGCCGGTGCGGTTCTCCTTCTTCGACTCCAGCAGCTCGATCATCGGCATGGCTTCGATGCCTTGCCAGCGCTCCACATAGGGACGGATCGCGCCTTGAGTCTTCTCGCGCAGGATGCCGCCTGGCCGACGATTCAGCAGGTCGTCGATGTCAGCCAGAGGCGAGCCCTGCGCATCGGTCAGAACCACCGTCTCTTGGTTGTTCGCAAGGTCCAGGTTGTCCAACTGCGCCCGCATGATGTCGGTGCTCATGCGCTGGAAATCTTCGACCAGATCGGCAACAGACAGTCCGTCGAATCGGTGTGTGATCAGGTACGGCGTCCATGCAGCAATGGGCACATGCGAGAACTCGACGTTCTCCAGCACCTTCTGGCCCAGGCGCATGATCTTGCGGCGCTCTGCGATGCCGTCGCCGTCGAAGTCCACAAGGACGTATTCCTCGCGCAGCCATCCGCGAGTCATCGACTCGTCTTGCTCGTTGTCGTCGTCCCACCAGCCATAGCGCCCGCCCTTCAGCGAGTCGCGAAGCTCACGGTCTTGAGTGGTCGGCTCATCCTTGGCGGCTTTCACATCGTCAGCCGTGACATCGAAGCCAAGCTGGCGGATTTCGGTCAGCGTCTTCTCGCAGACGTGGGCCACATACGGGCAATCGTCCAGCAGGATGGAGTTGTGCCGGCGCGAAACGTGCAATTCATCGGCGGGCACATTCACCACCGTGACCTTGCCGCGCTTCTCGACCGTCTTGATCTTGACCAGCGAGTAGGTCACCGGAGGCTGGATGCCCATCCCGGCATACTGCGCGGCCAGTTCTTCCGGTACTTCGGCCTCTTCCTTCGCCAGCACCTGAGCGCCGGGGTTGCTTGTCAGGAACACAGCAAGCTGCATCTCGCTGGCATCGCGGTAAGTCTGGAACTTCGGCGTGTCTTTCTCATCCCAGAACCACTTGACGCCGCCCGTCTTGAGCATCAGCGCGTCTTTAGCTGCGGTGTAGAGGATCAGAAAGCCGTTGTTCTGCTTGTAGAAGACATGGTTGCAGGCGTTCGTGGCCTGCTCTGCGCCTTCCACGTCCTCGGGGCCGACAGGATCAAAGACCACTGCCTTGTCGGTGCTGGTGAACACCTCCACCAGATCGGGGAGCATGCCTTCTACAGCGTCAAACACATCAGACGCCACCACCTGAGAGCGGCCATCCAACTCGGTGCCGTAGGGCTCGCGCATGTACGCACGAATGGCGCGCTCACGCTCTGCTGAAATCGTCCCGGAGTTGTGATGGTAGGCGGCTGCCGCCTCCGTCTCTAGGAAGCGCAGCAGCGATGATTCGTCCATTTTCATGCTGTGCGTCTGTTGGGGTAAACAATGGGCTTGCTGCCCGTCGCGTTAGTCATCTGGTCAGAAACCACGCACAGATAGCGGAAAGCGTCTGCGCCGTGGCTGTACTCGTCGTGGAGCGGCTGGCCTGGCTCGTTCGTCGTCTGGTTGATGTGCCTGCGGTACCGCTTCAGGCACTCGATCAACCGAGCCGCTTTGGTCTTGTCGAAATAGATGCGAGGGAACACCAGGCGAGCGGCTTTGATACCGCCTTCAACGTCCATGCGAGGCACTTGGTCGAGGCTTGACGGCACGTTGCGGCCCATCGCAGTCAGAATCTCCTGCGCGCTCTTGCCGGTCTTGAAGTCCTTGCTGTAGCCGTCATGAGGCAGCCAATCGGTGCCCCACTGGAACTTCATCGCGTTCAGGTCTTGCGCGTAGTCGCCCAGCGTCCTGTGCGAGTCCTCGATGTAGTCAATGACCCGAATCTCTGAGGCGCTGCGCTGGGCCAGGATGATCGACATTGAATCGTTCCATCCCAGATCCCAGATCGCGTGAACCTTCAGCAGCGGGTCATGTGGCACATCACGAATGCGCCCTTCAGCTTCTGCGGCTGACACCTCATCGAAATAGATCGCGCCCTCAACTGCCGGGAGACACTCGCCTTCCCAGATGTACGCATATTCGGCGGGCTTCTTCGTCCGTTTGGCGTGCAGCCGCTCATCCTCCAGAACCTGCGGAAACCACGGGTTCTCCGAATAGTTCACCTTCAGCGCTGTGCAGTCCTCTCGCTCTGCCTTGACGAAGCGGGCGTAGACCTCATCCGTGTCTAGCTGCGGATTGAACGTCGCCCAAATCTCTGAGCCTGGCTTGCGGATCGTCGGGATTAGCACATCCCAGCTCTTCTTGCTGACGCTGTGCGCCTCTTCCACCCAAACCCGATCTACGCCCTCGAAGGACTTGATGGAGTCAATGGTGTGCTGAAGCAGGCCGGCAAAGAGGAACACTGAGCCGTTCTTGCCGCGAATCTCAGTCTCCAGAACCTCGTAGAACCCGCCCAGGCCCATTGCCGCGATCTGGTCGCTCAGCAGGCGGTGAACAGAGTCCTTGATGCTCTTCTGCACCTCCCGGGTGCAGAGCACGCGGATCGGCTCTTTGGCGGCTTGAACTAGGAGCGCTCGCGCAACAGCCCACGACTTACCACCACCTCGCCCGCCATACAGAACCTTGTAGCGCTTGGGCTGGAATAGAAGCTCAGCCCAGTCTGGAAACTCAAGCCGAGCGCGTGCCGACAAAGGCCACCTCTAGGCTGTGACGGATCGCGCCGCCCTCATCGCCAACATGCTCAGTGCGGTTCAGTTTCGGAGCCGCAAACTCGGCCAGCTTTGCAAGCAGGTCAAGCGCTTTGCCAGGGTCAGGCTTCGCCGAATCCGAGCCGTCACCTTCTGCGACCAGCGTCAGCCAGCGCCCAACGTTCTCTGCGTTGTCCTCCAGCAGCTTTGTCACTGTCTGGCGAAACTCAATCGTGCTCTTGTTGGGTACGCCTGGCTTTCTGCCGGCTCTGTTCAAGTTGCCGACAGCGCCCGACACTTTTTTGTCGGCCATCTGCTTTGCGACTTCCTTGCGGATCGGTCGCCCTCTGTTGGGTGCCAGGCGCTAGCAGCCCTTGACTTAGGAGACTGGCAACTGCGCGGCTGTAGGCCCGGCGTTGAAACGAAAAAGCCCGCCGAGATTGCTCCGGGCGGGCTTGTGGTGGCAGCTATACACACTGCCTATGTCTGGCACTTTAGCGACATGCCTTTCTCCGGTCTATGTCGCAAAGACCTTAGGCGCACTCCTTGCGGGCGGCCATATTCGCCTCAAGGATTGCGGCAGCATCCTGAAGCCATCTCTGGTGCGTGCGCTCGGTCACCCGGTACTGCGCGAGCTGGTGCAGCATCTCGTCGCGGGTCCACGGCTTGTAAGCCATGCGGACCACGCACTGGTGCTTGTGCTCCAGTTCTTCGATTGCCTGCGCCAAGTCGTCAAAGTCCTTGGGCTGCAAGTCCCACGGCTCATAGCTTGGCCGGGTGGCTGGGATGCCGGATTGCAGCATGGGGCAGACCTTGTACCAGCCCTGTGCGCCTGGCAGGGTGCGGCCCCACACGATCAGCATGGAGTCCAGCCACCTCGGATTGACGGTTGCGCGCTTTGCCATCTATTGCTTCTCCTTAGATGAAACCGATTCGCTGCTTCTGCTGTTTCAGCGGGCGCCAGCCGGAGACCTCTTCAACGACTTGGTGCAGTTGCTCTACTGCGTCTTGCTGTTCGTCGTCCCCCCCAGTAGGCGAGGCTTGGCCGGAGAAGATGTAGACGGGCTCTTGCATGGCGTCGATGGGATCAAAGATCAACATTGTTTCTCCAGTTTTCGGGCCTCTTGCCGGTAGTGGTCACGGATTGCTCGGAGTTCGTCTCTCTGCCACTTGTGAACGCGGTTGTCGTTCTCTAGCGCCAGGTATCTGTCGAGTCCGATGCGCTCAATAGCTCTAGCGCGCATGACATGAGGGAGAGTGCCGCCTGGTGCATTGCATGACTTGCATTGCCCGTGGCAGTTGTCCTCGTTAAAGCGCAGATGAGAG